TCCATTATTAGTTGATATGGCTAGTCCATATAATGATAAGCAAGTAACAAGACGATTCCTTGAAAACGGTATATGGTATTCAGGAGATGAACAAGCACTATCATATTTCTATCGAAAAGAAGCACCAAAGTTTTATCGCTTTGGGCAAAAGAGTGAATCACTTAACTATTTTTGGGCAAGTGGTAATGATAACTACTGTAAAATACATAGTGGATTCCCTCAACTGATTAGTGAAAAGATGGTAGATTTGATAATCGGTAATGGATTTGAATTGATTGTCGAGGGTAAAAAGCAAGAGGAGTTACAAGAAGAATTAGATGAAATGTTAATAGAAAATAAACTAACATTGTTAATGAATAAAGGAATTGAAACGGAATCATGGAGTGGTGGTGTTGCTTGGAAACTAACAAGTAATCCATTAATAAGCGATTACCCTATCATAGAATCATGGCAACCAGAAAACTATACTAATGTAATAGTAAATGGTCGTATAGTTGAAGATATATTCTATGTGTATTATGAGCAAGGTAATAGCAAATATCGATTAAGTGAAATGTATGGTGTAGATAAAGTAGGCGCGTACATTGATTATAAATTAGAACGATTAGAATTTGAAACCAACGGGCAAGAGAAAGCAGATGCTACTTGGGGCGAAGTTGCAATCACCAAACTAGAACAAACAAAAGACTTAAAGAAGATAACATTCAAAGGTTACTATAAACGACTATCGTTGTATAAACCTAACAAGTTACCTAATAGTGAATTTAGATATAGCATCATGGGTGAATCAGATTATGCAGGATCATATGGTGCATTTGATGGTATAGATGAAATACTATCAACAATGATACAAGAATTTAGAGATGGTAAATTAGTAAGATACTTCCCTGAAGAATATGTACCAAAGAATAGCGATGGCGAAGCAATGACTCCTGATGAGTTTAAACGCAATCATATTCTATACGCAGATAGTCCAAGTGAAAATGTAGATAAACAAAAGATAATGTATGAACAAGGAGATATCCGTATTGAGAAACATACAGAGGCTTACAAAATGTGGGTTACACAATGCCTTAATAATGCAGGACTTAGTCCATTAACAGTTGGTGTTACAGGTCTTGAAAGCATAGATGCAAGCGCTGAATCACAACAAGAGCGTGAGAAGGTATCTATCCGTACTCGTAACAAGAAGATTGAATTATGGAAAGAGTTTTTACAAGACTTTATTAAAACAGCATTAGAGTTCCATTTAATGACTAAAGATATGAAAGCAACAAGCGAAGGCGAGTTCACAGTTAAGACAATACCTGAATTTGAAATCATATCAACATTTGAAGATTATATAATTAAGTCAATGAAAGATAGAACAACAGAGGTAGCAGAGGGTTTAGGTTCTACTTGGGATATTCTAACAGGTGTTAAGTATGTTCATGTCAATAAGACAGAGAAAGACCAGTTAGCTATATCAGCTAGAATCAAACTAGATAATGGTATTGATACAATAAGCACAGCAGAAGCAAGTGCGTTACAAGCAGTTAATATCACTGATGAAGATAAATTGAAAGAAGATAAGATTCCTATCATCGAAATACAAGATAGAGTAGTTGAGGAATAATGCCACGCAAGGTATACGAATTTAAACGGATTAAAACACCTGTCAGTGATCAAAGAACATTAAAAGCTGAAGGGTATACACCATTCTTTAGTAGCAATGTATCAGCAGGGCAACGAGAAGATAAAGACTTATTCATTAGATTTCATAATGGAAGTGTATATAAATATCCAGGACAAGGTAAGAATTTCGGAGACTTGCTACTGTCACCTAGTAAAGGTAAATGGGTGTGGGCTAACTTACGAAGAAAGAATATAGCATTTAGCAAAGTAGGTAGTTTCCCATTAGCAGGAGATAGAGATTTAACTGATGAAGAATTGTTCAAGGAAATTAAGAGACAAAAGATAGCAGTTCAACCAGTATTATTAGCGAGCTTGTTATCAACTATAATAGTGAAAGAACGAGTGAGTTTCTTATCAACACTATTAACTAAAGAAGATTTATTACTAAAAGGAATTATCGCAGGAAACATGGCGAGTTTGATATAAGGAACATAGCCTATAATCTATGGAAAAAATAAGTCATACAGACTATAAAAGGAGAGAATAAAAATGGCAGATTTAACAGTAGAACAAATTGCAGCACAAGAAAAGATAGCAGCAGAAAAATTAATTGAGGAAACAAAAGTTAAAGAGGCTGCGGAGTTAAAGGCTACAAATAAGAAAGAAGCATTGAGAGAGTTATCTAAGGAATTAGGTATTAATGCTTTTGAACCAGCGGAATTGAAAACTAAGTTTAATGAGTTTACCACTTGGCAAAACGACCAAAAGACCGAGCAAGAAAAATTGCAGGCTAAAGTAGACTTATTAGATAAAGAAAAAACTGATTGGCAATCTAAACAACTAAATTATGAAACACAAATAGAAGCAAGTAAACAAGGTATAGCAGTTGATAATATCGACGATGCTATGAAGTTAGCAGGGGGAGACCCAAGCAAACTTGCTGAAGTTGTTAAGAAATATCCAGTCTTTGCATCAAAAGAGGGTATTACAATAGGAGTAACAAATCTTAATAATACACCTCCAGGTGGTGGAACAGAAGTAGACCAATATATGGCAAAGAATTATAAGAATAATCCATACTACCACCCTAAAAAATAATAGGAGGAATCAATCATGGGTTTAATTTATCCAGCTTCAACGGGTCATAATGTAGATGACAAATTTTCACCGTTAGTAGAACCAAACTTATTCGCAAATAAAGCGTTTCAACCAGGTATTTCATTTACCGATAAATATCAATTAGGTCCAGCAGGACAAATAATTGTGCATAAACCTAGTATCGATGTTATTTCAGCATCAGATCCAGGAGCAGATTTTAGTCATGTTATCAATCAAGATACGTTAATCACAATTTCATTGAACAAACAATTTAACCGTTCAAGAAAGATTTATAACGCATCAGCAGCAAGTGTTGCATATCCAATCGCAGCAGCAGAAATGGAATTAGCAGTATTAGAAGTTGGAGAAGGTTTTCAAGCTGAAGCATTAACTTCAATGGCTTATACTACTTCAATTACAGTTTCAGATAATACTACAACTTTAACAGCAACAGATGGTTCAGATATTTACGATCAAATCGTAGCAGATAGACAAAAATTAAGATTATTAAAAGCACACCCAGATACATTAATTGTAAGTCCAGTTACTTATTCTAAATTACTTAAATCACCAGAGTTCCAAAGAACAGGAACAGTTGGGGATAGAGCAGTATCAGATGGTATTGTAGGTAGAGTAGCAGGAATGAATGTTATTGAATATGAAAATGTAAACACATTATTCAGTGATGGAGATACAATCGGTGGTATTACATGGATAGAAGCAGATGACGATGTAGAATACTTCTTATATGAAAAAGATGCATTCTCAATCGTAACAAGTTTAAGCTTAGCAAGAGTAATTGATCATCCAGATTTCAACGGAACATTAGCACAAGTTGAAACAGTATCAGGATTCAAAGTAACAAATGTATCAAGAGTATTAGTTAAGTTACACGATGCAGTATAAGAAATAAACTAATTGGGTGGGGTGTAAGCCCTGCCCTCTTTTATTAAAGGAGTGAGAACATGGCATTGATTAGTGGAGAAACTATCGAAACTGTAAAATACAATTCAACAGAACATTTTTATTACTTAACAGAAGCAGGAATGATTAAATATACAGGTTATGATTATCTAGTAGATATATGGAATAACCCAAAAGCAAAGTTAGAAAAAATGGGTAGAAAATTACATAGTTTATATACTGATAGTGTTCATAATAATAAACGAAAGTATTTTAAGCATAAAGACTTAATTCATTATAAAATATTCAATGATGATTTTGATGAGTCGCAAGCAATAATTAACGCATTAGCATTGATGATAGAGTTTGAAGAAGATCAACCTAGTTGGTTTAAAAAGTTGTTAGCAAACGAAATCAAATGGCCAATGTCTATTATCAATATTTTAAAGCAAGCAAATGTTTATGTAGTTGGTGAAATGAGTGGTTCGGTTCCTGAAGATGAATGGCAGGTTGGTTACTAATGCCAAGAGAAAAGTATACCAATAACCTAGCATATTTACATAAACGAGTAACTACTGATAACACACCAGATTGGGAAGTAGATGGAACAGCGTTTTATTGTAATCGTGAAACAATTAAGGTTTCTAACTGGAATCCGATTGCAGGTGTTGAAGCAGGAACGGTATCAGAAGGATTAAAAACTACCACTCAATTAAACTATGAAGTAAACGATAAAATAACATTTCACAAACAGCCATATAATAATGTAAATATGGGAGATTTTAGTTTGATAGGTGCTATTGATCCTAAGCCAATATATGAACGAGCAAACAAAGATAGAAATACACAATACTATGAATACTGGATAACAAAAGCAGGATAATGCCAGAAATTAACTTACCAGATGTTATTCAAATCGTATTAGGACAAATGGCACAATTTAGTGATAGTGGTGAAATGTTAAGAAACGGTGTTGAGTTTTTTGATACACCCTATGAATTGCTAGTAGAATAT